TACGCTCACCTGAATGTGCGCCTTTAACATTGCAGGATGCTCTATAACAATTCCAGACAAGCTTACCATCAAACTTATCTAGCGTGAATTTGTTCTTACCACCACAGAAAGGACAGTCGGTTGTTATCCGACTGCCTTCTTTGATTGATAAGGTTTTAACCCATTCTATCTGCTCACGATAACTAGACATCAAAGTGATCCCCACAATCTCTGCATAGTCTTGTGAATTTTAAGGATGGGCCTATTTCTCCTAGATACTTCGGGAATTTTGGCCCCTTGCATGTGTACATTAATACAGTTGCAGGCTGAGAGATAAGTACTGGTATTGTGCAGTATTCACATAGAAAGGTAGTAGGGCTTATATAATCTTCTTTGCCCTTTAAATCTTCTTGCTCTTTATTCATTGCCTTGTGCCTCTTAGCTAGTTGCTATTACTAACCCTGGGCGGGTTAGCCGCAGGCTATAGGCTTTTTGATATAAGTCAAGCACATTATTATGTGGCAGAGTTATGGGCCTATTAACCTTTGGCGTCTATAACCCATTGTTTTCATTGAATAGTCTCATAACCTGAAGGTCGTAGGTTCAAATCCTACTCCCGCAACCAAAGCCAATAAAAACAATAGGTTAATACCCAGAGTTAAGTATAGTACATAAAAGTATCCGAAATCGTATGTCAAGAAATTAAATGTACTGATTCTGGATAGCTTTATAAACGGCTTGCTGCCGCTCTTCATCATCCATTGAACGAATGACATCTTTACGGGGAACCAGTGCATCCCAGCTTACGGGGAACAACCCTCTTACGATATCACTGATTTGATTTGCAATCACTTGGCTTTCAAATTGGCTATCTGATGCACTTCTTAGGCCTACCATTTTAGATATAGCTTTGACCGTACCACTCCATATCCATCGTGCCATCATATTTTGAGGTAATACCATCCTAGCCATTTCAGGGGCTACACCAGCCTTTAGCAGGCCGTTATATGCATCCCGACAAGCATACATAGCCCGCCCTACAGGAACACTACCGCCTATCTCTACAATACCATCAGAACCTTGCTTGGAGTTCTTCGGACGCCCACGCCATTTCTTTGGGATATAAAACTCAGGTTCATCATCGATATATCTACGGCTCTCTTGGTTCCACGGCATGTATTCGTGTTTCTGAAGCTGGGCGATAACAAACAACGGTGCATAGCATCTGAAAGTTACAAATGTATGATTGAATGGGCTATGATGATTATGATCAGCCAGATATTTTATTAGATTCCTATCCTTATCATGCAGGATAGGCAGTAGTGGGTTTCCATCTGCCCCTGAGTATCCCAATGGCTTAGATTTCTTTGAGTAGGATACCCGTGCAGCATCACAGACTGAAAGGTCTGTACCGCAATGATCTACATATTCTACTGTTATTTCTGCTACCACGGCGGCTCTCCATTTTCATCTAATTCAACTTTTCTAAACTCATATGTACGGGGAAGCTTCTTTTCTTCTTCCACCTTCTTGAGTGGCACTACACCTAACATATCTAGGTGGTATGCTAAATGCGAAAGTTCCTTACTTTCCATCAGTTTTCCTTAACTCCACACGAATTGCCTTAACCAAGTCGATCAGGCGTTCAGTTAATTGCTGGGGTGGATGTTCAATCACACGCTGTAATTCAGCTTCGAAGGCTGCTCTGGCCTCATTTACGTTCATCATCCAAACCTCTTGTTTATACCTGCAGCGGCAAGCTTTCTTGTAGGCCTTACATAGATAGAAAGAACGTCACGGCTCTGGTGGCCCGTTACAGAACGTAATTCGTCCTCAGTACAGCCAGCTTCTGCCATTTCAGTTGCACCTGTGCGTCTAAGATCTCTCAGTTGTAACTCAGAGGGTAAGCCTGCAGCGTTTCTAATACGACAGAAGACTTTATTGTACTGTCTACGGTCATACGGCTTGCCTGTCTTTTCGTAATACACGATCTGATCATGCCAGTTGCTTGGGGATACAGATTGCATCCGCTCTAACAGCCGTGGAGAAGCAGGGATATCCACCCATGTCTTATTCTTTTCTTGCTCAAACCCAAAGATCTGATCACGAAAGTCCTGCCAAGTAAGTTGGCGCATATCTCCTGGCCTCTGGCATAGGTCATAGCAAAGCAAAGCCATAGTACCCAGAGAAGGGAAGCCCATTTCATCTGCTTTATCGACAAATGCATGGACTTGCTCTGGTTCCCATAGAACAGTACGGGCTGGCGTCTTTCGTAGACCCATATTCTTAAATGGATTGACTTTTGTTAACCCAAGACGTTGGCCTACTGTCCATATGCGTCTGAGTACCTTACACACATGGTTCGCTCTGTGCATACTTACGTCTTTACATAGCTGTGAGTACAAATACTCTGCATGTTTTACAGAAATATGCTCTATCAACATGTCCTGTAACAGCTTGGGTGACTCACTAACCCGTAATCTAAGTGTACCCCGCAACAACTGGTCGTAGGTTCTTTTAGAGTTGTCGGTTAGCTTATTCCAACTGTTAGTTTGCTTATACTGATTAACTAAGCCACCAACCGTGCGCTCATTAATATGAACTTCACGCTTAATGTTTCTTTTGTAGTCGGTATACTGATCCGCAATACTGATTGCTCTCGCAGTAGCATCTGATTGGTCAGAAAACTGCTCATAGTAAGCACCTATAGCTTCTTTGACGTATTTAGGTGGATTAACCACCCAGATCTTATGTCCACTCTCTAATGTTTTCCTTCGCAGGTATTTTATATGCGCCATATCAGTCTCCCAAGGTTATGAGGCTGATACCATGTAGCTGTGTGGCACAAGTAAAGTCAATTAATAAAATAGTAGTTGCATTATATAGTGTATTAGATATAGTGAATCCGCAGGCATCCTCCCAGCCTGTCTCTTCCTTGCTAGTAGCAGCCCCCTGTCGATTCGTTGGCAGGGGGTTTCTTTATGCTGATGCTTAAAGTGACAAGGTGCTATAGGTTCTATAGGAACCTGTCACAATAAGAAGTGTGGTTTTCAAACAAAAAAGGCCCCAAAGGGCCTAATTTAAAATACTCTGGCGTCAAACGTGTTTATACCTGAACAATAATGGGTGTTTCATATAGGTCTTGTAGATCTTCGTTAAAAGGTACGGCAACGGCAGAGCCGTCCAAAATTACTATTGCTTGGCTGTTGTCGGTTTTAGTGTCTTCTGAGGCATCCAACAACGCCTCTCCCAACTCCCTAGCTTGCGCCTGGCTTAGTATCATACGATTCTCCGATTTTTTGAATGTTCTCACTCTGTTCTAATTTTACTCTGGCGTCAAGATATACCTATACCTAAAACACCAGGTATCTTTATGATATCGTATCCCTTAAATCAACAACTAATAAGCGCATCCAGGCGGGCATAATAAATTCTTTTTTATGTGCTTTTTATTTGTGCAAATTTGCGCTTGATTGCTTGGCTTTTTTCGTTTCTATTGGGTGGCAGATCAAGGGGCGGGCTTAACCAACCCAAAAGACAAAACCCCAAGATCTGCAAAAATCTAAAACGAAAAGGAAAACCAAGAAATGAAACTTTTAGACACAAGCGCAAGCAATACAAAAGTGAGAAAGAGCCAAAAAGAAAGCGGGTTGCGGATTGCAAGCCTGTCTTTATATCCCAATGATTTTATATGTAGCGGGGCAAAGCTTGCCGATTGCATGAAGCCTTGTCTTAAAGATGCGGGATTTGGCATCTTTGATAATGTAAAAACGGGGCGGCAATTAAAAACAGAATTCTTTATGAAAGATCCCAACGGTTTTGTTGATCAAGTAAAGCATGAAATTTTTAATTTCGAAAAGCTTTGCAAAAAGAACGACGAAAAGCCCGCTTATCGTTTAAACACAATAAGCGATATTGATTGGACAAAATACGGGATCCCGCAAGAATTCCCGCAATCGTATTTTTTAGATTATACAAAGGTTGCGGCAAGGCTTGATAGAACCCCGCCAAATTATGATTTAATCTTTTCATATTCTCAAAACCCCGCCTATCAAAAGCAAGTGAAGCGGGCTTTGTTAACTGACAGGCCCGTTGCTGTAGTCTTTCGGGGCTTTGTGCCTGTCGGTTCTTATTTCTTGGGGCGGGAAATTGTAGACGGTGATTTGTCCGATATCAAAAACCAAAAGCAACAGGGCAAAATTATCGGGCTAAAGCTTAAAGGCAATGAAGCCAAGAAAAGCAAAAGCCTGTTTATTGTAGAACCAAGCCAAGCAAGCCCTGCCCCTTTTGCAATCGCTGCAGAATAGGGGCGCTATGAAAATCTTTTATACTGCCTTGGGCTTTATTGTCTTTTGGTTATGGGCTTTAGATCTTTTATTTTGAAAGATTAATAAAGGGCCTTTACTAAATTGTGAAAATGAAATAACAAGGGGCAGGGCAAAAGCTTTGCCCCTTAACTTTTAGACAAAAGGAACCGACCAAAAATGAAATTTACAATTATTTGGCGCTTAGAAGAAAACGGTGATTTTTTTGAGCAAAATTTCACCCGCAAAAAATCCGCTTCTTTAGCAGTTAAAACATGGCGCAATGTTTGGGGATTGCATGAAAGCGACTGTCTTGTGTTTGAAGTAAAAAAAGCGGGGGCGGTTTAATGACAATTGAAACGCTAACAAGCCCGCTTTTTATGACCGCCTTTTTTGCTGTTGCTGTTTTCGTATCTTGGGCAATTGCTGCAGTAATTACTGCCTTGCAAGATAGAGCAGACCGCAAAAAGCTTGATGCAATTTCTGCAAAATATGCAGCAAGACGGGCTGCGGATGATGCAAAACATGCTGCATTTATGGCAGAAATAAACCGCAAAATTAATCCCTAAGATTTTAGCCCTTAGCCCCTGCAAATTGCGGGGGCCTTGGGCTGCAATCTTGCAGCAATAAACCTAAAAAAAGGAACCGACCAAAATGCCTTATGATCTTATGATAACTGACAAAACCCCCCGCACAATGCTTACGCAAGCGGATCTTTTCGATAAATGCCCTGCAGCATTTACCCCAAGCCCTGCCCCTAAAACGTCAAAAAATTATGATTTTGTTGATACAATGCAGGCCGTTGAAATACTGCAAGATCATGGCTTCAAGCCCGTTTATGCGGCGCAAAGACCATCACGCAAAAGCGCAAACATTCCTTTCGCAAGCCACTTGATAGCCTTTGCTCAAGATCTTGAAGACGAGCAACATAGACCAGAAATATTGCTTTGGAATTCGCACGATGCATCACAAAGCTTGCGATTGCTTTCGGGCTTGTATCGTTTCGCTTGTGATAACGGCATAGTTTGCGGTGAAGGCCTGCAAGCCAAATTGCGGCATGACGGGGGGCAAACTGCAGGCTTTGAAAAGCTTGTTAAAGACCAAGCCCAAAATATGCCCCTTGCAATGGCGCATGCGGATTTAATGAAGGCAACAAAGCTTGATATCAAGCAACAGCAAGATCTTGCAAGGCAGGCTTTAGATTTACGCTGGAAACAAATAGATAGAAGCCCCGACACGGGGGCCTTTTGGGATAGCGTTACCATGATACACGCCAACCACCCAAAGCGGATTGAAGACGCAAGCCAAGATTTGTGGACGGTATACAACAGGCTCCAAGAAAGCATTTTGGGGGCAGGCCTGCCGATCATATCTCGAAACGCAAAAGGCATAAAAACAAGATCCGCAAGAGCGGTGACAGGCCTTAAAGAAATTGTGCGATTAAACCAAGGCTTGTGGGATATCGCAGAAAAGGCTGCAGCATAATGCGGGGCTTTATATCCGATCTTATCGGGGGGCTTTGCTTGTTTGGCATAATGATCATGCTGCAATTTGCCCCGTTTCTTTTCACTTAGTCTTTAGCCTTTAGCCCCTGCCTTTTGGCGGGGGCCTTGGGCTGCAGATTTTGCAGCTTTTATCTAGCAAAAGGAACCGACCAAAATGAAAATTACAAAAGAAACAGTAAAAATTTTACGCACCGAAATAAACGCAATGTTGCAAGATCTTGGGGCCTTGCCTTGCCTGCAGCATTTAGAAGGCTTGGACATATCTGCAGGGCATTGCCGCTTTGATCAAGATCAAGCAGATTTTAAACTATCAATCAAAATTAAGGGGGCCAAAAGCCAAAGCCAACAGGCCCTTGATCTTTATGCCGATCACTATGGTTTGGACGTTTCAAAGATAGCAAAAGAGCAAGGCAAAAGCTTTGCCCTTATTGGCTATAATTACAAGGCCAGCAAATACCCGTTTGAATTACAAGATTTAGCAACGGGCAAGGAATACAAAATAAGCCTTGATCATGCAAAAAGCCTTTTCGCAAAGGCGGTGCAAAATGCGTGATCTTGTTCTATCGCTTTATGATTTTACAGGGGTTGCGCTGCAGCCTTGGGTGAATGCAGGTTATGGGGGCATTGCTTTCGATATACAACACAACGGCGCATCTTGTGAACATTATCAAAACGGGGGCTTTATGGTTAAAGCAAAGCTTGATCTTTACAGCCCCGAAACAATGCAAGATATTGCTGCAGAATATACGGGGCGGGTTGCTTTAGTTTTAGGCTTCCCGCCTTGCACCGATCTTGCAGTATCGGGGGCGGCGCATTTTGCAAAGAAACGGGCAAAAGATCCCGCTTTTCAAGATAAGGCTGCAGGCCATTGCAAAGCCATTGCAGATCTTGCGGCAAAGCTTGATTGCCCCTTTATGATCGAAAACCCCGTAAGCGTATTATCTACGTTGTGGCGCAAGCCCGATCATACTTTTCACCCGTATGAATTCGGGGGCTATATCCAAGACCAAGATGCAATCCACCCGCAATGGCCCGATCATATCCCGCCCCGTGATGCCTATAGCAAGAAAACCTGTCTTTGGACGGGGGGCGGGTTTGCTATGCCTGCCCCGTTGCCTGTTAATTGCGAAAGCTTCGGGGCTTCAAGACAACACCGCAAGCTTGGGGGCAAAAGCTTGAAGACTAAGAACATAAGAAGCGCAACGCCTAGGGGCTTTGCCCAAGCGGTGTTTGAAGCAAATGAGCCTGCAATAAAATTCACCCAAGCTATTAATGAAATACAGGCTGCAGAATAAGGAACCGAAACCATGAAAATGAAAACAGAAAACTTTCTCGAATTATGCAGCGATATTGCAGGGGCTTGGCTAAATGATGCATATCTTGACGACATATATGAAGAGCAAGAAAACGGTGACGAAGTATACACCGAAGACGCACAAGACCGCTTCAATAATATCTTGGATCTTGTAGAGCAGATCTTGGAAAATAACGGCATCACAAAAGAATAAACCCCCAAGCCAAAACCAAAAGATGAAAGCCCTGCTATTAATTTAGCGGGGCTTTTGCTTTGGGGCATAATAAAGGGCGGCAATAGGGGGCGATATAAAGCCCATAGAGAAGGCAAAGCCTAGCCGGGCTAGGAGATAACAGCGGAAACCCGGTTTGGGCTATTCAGCGGGGCTTATATTGGCTGTAAGGGCCTATGCGAAAAGACAGGGGCCAAACGATAAAGCAAAACGAAAAGACAGGGCCGAAACGATACACCGCAAAGCCCCCCGCCTTTGCTTTTTATTTACGTCAAAAAGATTGCGGGCCTTTTGCTTGCTTTCCTTGCGCTTATTTTCTGCAGGAATTTAAAACCCGATACTTTTTGCAAATACTTTTTGCGCCAATCGCTTTATTTTTAAGGGCTTTAGAAGCTTTGGCCCCATAACTTTTAGGTTAAAGCCCGTTGTTTATTATTATTTTATGCAATAAAAACAATGATTTATATATATCTTGCGGATATATGCGAGGGGGGCGAGCGCCAGTGGGGGGTGTACCCGTACCGTATACAACTCCTACCTATTTTTGGGAAATCACAATAGTAAACCTGCCCGATAATAGGCCCCCTGCAGGACTTTCGTTCTGTTTTCGTCAACGCAGTATACTGTTTTTGGGAAATTATTCCTGTATTGTGTAAAATGCTATTGACTCAGTTGTGCCACTTAGTTATATATCAATCACAGGCTGTACTGCAGGCTGTTATTAACTGAGAGTATATTATGAGTGAGTTTGGCTCTGATATTACGCTGGATATCCCTATTCATGTAGATCACGACTTTGATATAGATGCTGATGGCATTTGTTATCTTGCTACGTTTATCTATGTGGGTGATGGTGACGAGGCTACTGAGACTAAGGTAGATCTTGAAGGCGTTACTGAAGAATTAAGTGAGTTTTATGGTGACATTAATGGTTACCAGAAGCTGTATAGTATTGCCCATGAGTTTACCCGGTTAGCTGAGAGGCTACGGGCTACGGCAGGGCGCATAGAGGACAGCACTGAAGCTGTAGATGATCTCTTCAACATTCCTGATGAGTGATATTCAGGAGATTGATGGGGAACTGTGGTACTATAGCCCGTCTGGTTACAGGCAAAGATTAGATACCCATAAAAAGAAAAATACCACCCGCATGTTTGTGGATGGTAAGTATATTCCTCAGTCTCACCCTCTTCATAAGCCTGGTCGTTATAAGAGTTTTAACGATGCTGCATTCTCTAGCTTTGAGAACTTGGCTAAAATTAAGACAGGATATGTTTATGTATTATCTAATCCTGCTTGGCCTGATTGGGTTAAGGTAGGTATGGCTATAGATGCTGATGATCGCTGTAGTAGCTATCAGACCAGTAGTCCTTATAGAGATTATGTTCTGCATTGTGCTGTTGCTACTGATGACAGGCGCAAGGATGAATATAAAGCACATAAGGCATTAGAGAAGATCTCTGATAACCGTAAGGGTGAATGGTTTAAGATCCCTGTTCAGGTGGCTATAGATAGCATATCGGGTATAACTAAATAACAAAACTCTCCTTAGTAGAGTGGTGCTATAATATACTTAGCAACACAAACTTAGGAGAGTTGATATGGATTATGTGTTTAACAGCTTGAACGGATTCTGGAAGTCTATTCAGAAGAACCAGCAAAGACGTGCTGATTATTGGATCTTACAGAATATGTCTGACAAACAGTTAAAGGATATGGGCGTATCTAGAGGTGAGATTTATAGCCGTATTTATGACTAGCTAGTAGTATTAACCCCCGGCTTACAAGTAAATTATACAGCATTTTTCAGAAAAGTCAATCCCAATAATGCCACTCAATTAAGTGGTTGACCTAATCATGGCCCTGATGTTATAATAAAGATGTCAGGGCAGAAATGGCCCTATGATAAATCTCGTATACATTCGTGCAGCTATTCGTGAGCGTACAGGCAAGGAGTTATCTCTGGAAGCTGTGCGTGACCTTCTTTTAGAGGAAGGCTTAATCACCAAGAAGCAGGCACAGGACAGAGATCTTATCTTTAGAGGTTATGCGGAATATTTCGAGACAGAAGAAGCCGCAACCGTAGTGGAAGATCCTAATCCATTTATTATCAGGGAAATAAAACATGAAGATGACTAAAGCAAAGTGCGGTGCGTCTAATCCTCCTGCGGGTAAGTCTGCCAAAGTTAAGATGATGGGCGGCGGTATGGCTATGAAGAAAAAGCCTGGCTACAGCTACGGCGGCATGGCGAAGAAAAAGAAATAATGTTTATCGGCGTATTACTTGTTTGCGGATCCATGTCGGATGTTAAGACTTGTGACGTTAAGATGAATACTCAAAACCTGTACGACACTAAGCAGGAATGCGTACAGGAAATGAGAGGCGTAGCAAAGTATGTCTTAGACATGCTGGAGTTAAACGCTAGGCCCTACTGCTTTCCGATAGGACAAAATCACACTTAGTTATTTCTTCGGGGGGGAGAAATGATAGCAGAAACGCTGGCAGTCGTTGGTGCTGCCAATGCCGCTATAGGTCAGGTAAAGCAGCTTATAGGGCATGGACAAGAAATCTCTGCTATGGGCCGACAGTTGGGGGCAATCCTGACTGCGGAAGAAACCCTAAAGGCACAAGGTGATCGTAAGAAGAAGAGTTTATTTTCTGCGGCTCTAGGCAAAGATGAGAACAGCTTTGAGGAGTTCTTGCACCTAGATAAGCTGAAGCAAGCCCGTAAGGAAATCGAAAGCCATATGCGCTTATATGGGCGTCCTGGCCTTTACGATGATTGGGTAAAATTTCAGGCCCAAGAGCGGGTTCGTAAGCGTGAAGAAGCTGAAGAGCAAGCCAAGGCACGGGCATTCCTGATGGAATTATTTCAGTGGTTAATAGTAGCTGTAATCGTACTTGGTGGATGCGCTGGGCTAATCTGGTGGGCTTGGATTACAAGTGGCAGGTGAAACCCTCATAAGTCATTTCCCCCTGCCTTCGATGCCCTTTCAGACGCATGTAAATGTGATCTTTGAGAATGGCGTA